CACTACTAAGACCGTATAATTCCTCTTGTTCCTGTATTGGTTTTCCATTTGAAAATGTAGGCTTGCATACATAATCGCAACGTTGCATATAATCGCATAAGGCCGAATACGGTCTTGCGCCGATTTGATATTCTATCTCTTTACGAGACGATAATTTTTGAGGAACTTTACGATTCAATTGTTCTGCAGTTTGTGTATTGTGTTGAACATTTAATAAACAATCGACTGCCGACGTGCGAAGAGCTCGTGAAACTATACCAATTTTTATTGCCTTAAATTCGGATAAGCGATACAAGTATAGATCGATCGCTTCAATTTCCCTATTTGTTAAATATGTTCCGTATAAATATAGCTCAACATTTCTTTGCGAATACGGTAGTCGTTTATGACTACAATTACGTATTGCTCGTCCGATAATCTGCTCCAATAAATTCATATTATACCATGGCTCAAGAATATGAACCTGACGTATATTTTTAAAATCAAGACCTTCTGCTCCTGCAACCGAAATAATAACAACCTTTACTTTTTCACCGTTTATATTGTCCTCGTCTGTAAGCGCTTTTAATTCGAATAGATTATCCGGTGAGATTGTTGGGTCACCTGTAATTACCGAATAACGTGCTGGGCGAAATGGCTCACCCGGAAACTGCGCAATATGTTGTTTTTGTGGTAAAAACGTTATTGCATCAATACTTGGAACTGGTTTTGTTTTGAAAAGTGAGCTATTTGCACCATTTGCACTATAACGAGTAAACCCAAGTTCTTCAAGTGCAAGTGCAATCGGAACGACACCACCGTCGATATACTGACTATATGCCAATATAATTCCGTCACTTGATAACACTTTATCGCATATATTCTTGATTTTTGCAGAATACCGACCAATATTATTTGGCGCGAAAATGCGATATGCGTTTGATCCCTTTACTGGTGGTCCGACACTAGAATCAGGTGCTTTGAAATTACGTATAAATTCGGGTCTGTATTCGAAATTTTGACGCATGGGGGTGTTTTCACTTTCATACGACATTACTTGCATAAGACCTTCTTTTCCAATACACGAAGCGATATCGACATCTTGTTCTGGATCTGCCATATGTTCAAGTAACGATGTATGAGGATATATAATATTTAATGCTTCAAGTGGACGCTGAATTACAGAATAGCCAATTGTATCCATATTTTCGAATGATGGGAAATTGTCACTTTCAACAACAGTAGCATCTCCAATATCGCGCAACAGAGATTCAACTTGGTCTCCTGCTGCTTCCCCTGTACCGAGACCAACTACTGCTCCCTTTCCTTTTTTACTAGCTTTACTCTTTACCCCTGCATCGGTCGCCGCGGAAGCAGCTGCAGCAGCAGCACTCTTTCGTCGTAATACCGCTTTTTTCTTATATATATATGATGCTTTCATATCATTAATAACATATTTATAGCCGGCTTCTTGAATATCGCCAATTTGTGTCATATATACATCAATATGTTCTACTGGTTGATCAATTTGTTTTCCATTCATTTGGATTCTCGGATATTCAATTGGTGGATTACTTACTTGCGTTAGATACAACAAAGAATGATCCGGAGAATGTTCCTTTGGAAATACTCTATATGGAAAGGTATATGGATTTTCACCTCTTACAAACGATAAATAACCGGTAGCCTTACGAATGAGAAGCTCTGAACCAATATCTCGACCTTGTTGGTCGACTTTAAAATTGCCCTTATCGTCAAAAACATCACTAATATCGATTGTTGCTCGTTTATCGTTTAAATTCATTAAATTAATAAGCCATACGATTTCTTTGTAACTATTATACATGGGGGTGCCTGATAACAATAATAGGCGAACATTATTCACTTTCTGTACAATTTGATATAATATCTTAGAGACGCGTTTATCGCGATTATCGTCAGTAATACGAATATTATGAACTTCATCAATAATAATAAGTGTATTTGAAAATAATTTACGCAGCTTTACAATAGATAAATTTTCCAAAGCAGAAGCTTCTAATTCGGCATTTTTTGCTATTGTTTCTGCAGATCTTCTACCTCTTTTTTTACCCGCACCTTCAGTTCCTACCGCCGCTTCAGTTACAACAGCCATCATGCCCTTTTTCTTCTTTTTGGGTTGCATTTCAACATCATCAGATGAAATACCGACACTAGATGCATTATTCCTCACATAGTTAGCAAATTCATTATAGCCAAAAAACAAGTAATAAGATTGAATTAATCTCTTAATTTGTTTTATGACCTTTTCTCTCGTTAAACCTTTCATATTCATCGGATTAATTTCTTTAATAAATTTGTTTCCTGTACATGCACGTATATTCCAAACACCAGGTTCTATCTCTTTTAATTCGCGTTCATCGAATAATTGTAAACGAAAATTTTCTTGCACGTTTGGAGAAGCGATAACGATAATTTGCTGACTTATTCCCATATGTTTCATGTAATCACGCATTTCTTCTGCAACACTAATTGCCGAACATGTTTTACCTGTACCTAAACCGTGATATAGAAGTAAACTATTATACGGAGTTTCTACAGATAAAAAATTTCTAACGAATTGCTGATTTGGTGCTAATTCAAACTCCGCATTACACATCATTTCCGCTTTCGTTTCAACATCTTCTTCGTTATCTACGTCCATCTTTGTATCGTAAAATTCTTTTCGAATCGCGATCTTGGTGTTAAAATTTGAGTCATTTAATGAAGGATATAAATGTTTTGTATAATCCGTTCCCTCGTCACCCGAATCGGAACCAGCTCTTGCACCATTTTTATCATCAGAAATATGAATATAAGACCGTTCTAATATTTCCTTTTTAAGCAATAATTTATTAAACTCTTTGCTAAATGGATTATTTAATTCATCCGGTGTTAAACTTTTCGACCCCGTATCTATCTCTCGTTCAAGGCGTTTTACTCGGGATGTAATTGATTCCGATGATTCATCAACAACAAGTTTGGGTTTGGTAGTTTTTTTTGAACTTGTCTTACCCGCTTCACCTTGATCCGGTGCGAGCGACGTTGGTTGTTTAGTAGACATTTCTATTCTCGGTTCTTCTCCTTTAATAGAAGACGCAAGTATTAATTCAATCGGTTTATTTTCATCATCACTATCACTTACATTAGACGCCGACGACATCTTTCGCGAATACCTTTATATATGTGAATAATAATACTTTAATATATTTGATACTTTTCTAGTATATTATTAATTTTTTGTACGATCGCTATTTTTTCTAAATTATAAGGCCGTATCATCTGAATACATTCATCGTATGATAACCATTTCATTAATCCAACTTCCATTATATCATGCGCCTTTTTAGGTTTCTTGTCTAAATCTACCATCGCAAGAAAATATTTCTGCTTGTAACATTTCATATCTGATCCCATAAATATCTCTTCAAATGGAACTATGTTTTGAATAATGTTATCAGTAGTAATATCATACCCTGTTTCTTCTAAGCACTCTCGAAGTGCACATGTTAAATCCTTCTCGTTATAATTTCTACGCCCTTTTGGAAATCCCCACTCCGTTTCCGACCATCTCGTTGGAGAATCGGTTATAAACTGTTGTAACGTTTTCCGTTTTCCATCTTTTGTACGTATTCCCGAGACAATCTGACTATATTTTTCACAGGAGATCGATTCTTCGTTTTTATATTGGCTGCCGCGAGTATATTCACCCCATAAAAGTTTCCATAATTGTTCGAATGATAGACGAAGAAGATTATCTTTTTCATAAATAGTCATTTCATCAATTATACGTTGGATATATACTTCATCGTTTAATGAATATTTACCTCGAACAAAATCAACAAACCCAAAAGAGTCGCGGCGACGAATCATTAAAAATTCAGGTCCATGATCTCCACTTCGAAATGCGATTATTCCTATGCTTGTTATCGGTGCTCTGCAATTGTTATATAAATGATTTGTTCTATTACAGTTGTTACAAAAATGTTTGGGTATTGCAGTTTGTGATGAAGATCTTATATTATATCCATTTTCTACCTGAGATACACCACTAATATCAATTACATTTCGTAATTTAGCCGCTTCTATATATGACATTACCACTTTAGGATTGTGTACTTTACATGGATCGTCCATCTCCATAATTCGTGCTTCTTGTGCTTGAGATGCCATTATTCGTCTGATCGTTTATCTTATTATGTAATTCTTTTTATATTATTTGATATATTATGGTTAAACTCGACCCAGTAGTATGGGGGCCTCATTACTGGTTTTTTTTAATGACGACGGCGGTGAATTACCCCGATCATGTGAATGATGTAACGCGTAAAAAATATTATGATTTTATACAGAATTTTCCCATGTTTATTCCCGATCCGGAAATGTCAGCCGAATTTAGTCGCATGTTGGATAAATATCCGGTTACTCCATATTTAGACAGTCGAACCTCATTTATAAAGTGGGTTCATTTTATTCATAACCGTTATAATGTACTATTGTTGAAAGATGAGCTGTCATTACATGAAGCACTTCAAAAATATTATTTGCATTATCGTCCAAAGCCGATTCAAATATTAGAAGAATTAAAATACAGAGAAAAACTCGTTTATTTTCTTATTTTGGTCGGAATGGGGTATGCCGCATATTACTATCATAATAAATAATAATATAATTTCTTATATATAACGTTAACACACTATGCGTGGTATTTCTCTACATATTTCACCAACAAAAACCGACTCAAAAACTAGACACTCATATTCTAGTTCGCGTTCTCCGCCAGAACTTAAAAATTATAGACGTTTATTCAACGATCCCAAGCTTCAAAAGGCTTTAGAAATACAAGAAAAATACGGAGAAATCTTAGGACGAAATCTCCCTTATGGTGCTACAGAACAACAAGTGCAGAAAAGACAAGATATGATCGAGCTATATGAGAAAAAGTTAAAAAAATATGGTATATTACTTCGTCAATTTGAAACGGCAAAACAGCATTATAAAAACTACAATCCAAAAATGAAAGGTGGGTTATATACTCGTAAAAATATGAAATCAAATAAAAACAGATCTCGTAGATTTAATAGACGATAGATATAATATTGTGACTGTAATAACGAGCTATTATAATTAATTATAAATCTAATTATAATAATTATTTTAAATATATAGATAATATATCTCTATGCGTAATACAATTTCTTCTTATAAAAATAAATCTACATCTAGTCGGTCTAGTCGGTCTAGTCGGTCTAGTAACAAAAATAATAAAGAAAATCCAAAAAAAAATGTAGACGAGTTTAGGGTATCTACTCCAAAAGTAATGAAAGAAAATAGTAAACGAAAATTAAGAATACGTGATAAACTTAAAGAGTTAATAGCTCGCCCGTTGCGTGATGGTGCAACCCAACGTGAGAAAGAAATACGTAAAATAAAAATTTCAAAATATGAAGAATTATTACAACAATATAGTCCCGTAAAAAAATCAATAAAAGGAGGTTCCTTCAGTAAAAAATACAAAAAGGTATTAAATAAAAATAAAACGCGTAGATTTAGAAGATAATAATGTTGGTATACCATACATTATTTTAGGTATATTATATAACTTTATCAGACAATTATATAATATGATGAAATTAGAGTATATTGTTTTTATTATTACCGCGGTTTTGATCGCAAATACGTATTATGATGGACGCCTTATAAGAATGTTTCAAACAAATCAAAAATTTATAAAAATGGCGACATTTGGATTTATTGGGTTGTCTATATTCTTATTTTTAAAGAAAAATCCGGAAAACTCTAGACAATTACTCTTTCATGCAAATGATATTATTAAGTATATGCCAATAAGCAAAGGGACCGCTGATATGATTAGTCCATTTTTCGATTTTACAAATAATAAATCATTTTTAAACAACGATGTTAATATGTTACCGCAGCATCAATCGATGATGTCGTCGTATACGGCGACCGGCGGTGGTGACGCGAATATGTCAGGAAGAGGAGGAGGAGGAGGAGGAGGATCCGTTTCAAGCGGTGGAAATAGACCTCTCGCAAATGGAAGAGGTGCAACCGCGGCTGAACGAAAATTATTAAATTCCGGTAAAGGATCGAGTAAACGAAGCGTAAGTGAAACAAAAAAGAAATATGTCGCTGCACAACAAGGGTGGAAATGTGGAGATTGCCAGCGTCAATTACCTGCCTGGTTTGAAGTAGATCATGTTATTGCTTTAGAACATGGTGGTTCTAATCACGTTGATAATTTAGTAGCATTATGTCGCGATTGTCATGGAAAAAAAACCGCTATGTCGTTTTTGTAAATTACACACATCGTCATTTATATGAATTATATTATATTCATATAAATTAAGCGCTTGTATATATAATGGATTTTGTTCCATTCGAACTAAAAAATATAATTGAATATGTACCACTCGGTATTATTATTGTTATCATTTTAATTGCAACATTAACATGGAATGTTCTAATTGAAAAGATTCATTACTTAATAACCTTAATAGTTATGTTTATATGGGCAGTATACTTGTTTATTGGCGATTCTA